GGCGCGGCGATGTGCTGCCCGAGCGGATCCCTGCCACTGGCCTGATCATCCTGCGCGACGGCAACCCGGGCGAGCCGGAAGTCACGCTGTCGCCGCTGACCTATTTCTACGAGCACCGGGCAGAGTTGGAGGTGGTGGTCCAGGCGGGCAGCGGGCGCGATGCGCTGTTCGATACGCTGACAGCGTCCATCGGCGCGGCGCTGGCCGCTGACCGCACGCTGGGCGGTCTCTGCGATTGGGTCGAGGCCGAAGCGCCAGAGCCGGTCGATCTGCCCATCGAAGGCGCAGCGGCACTGAAGGCGGCGGTGATCACCATCGTGCTGCACTATTCCACGGCTGATCCACTCAGCTGACCCCCCCTGAAGAAAGGACACTGACATGGCACGCGCACAAGGGGCGCGGGCGCAGATGGCGCTCGCATTCGAATCTGTCTACGGCACGCCGCCGGCCAGCGGCTTCACCAAGATGCCCTTCGCCACCGCGTCTCTGGGCGCGGATCAACCGCTGCTTAACAGCGAGCTGCTGGGCTATGGCCGCGACCCGCTGGCACCGATCAAGGATGCGGTGACCGTTGATGGCGATGTGGTCATTCCGGTCGACGCCGAAGCGTTCGGCTTCTGGCTCAAGGCGGCGTTCGGCGCGCCTAGCACCACCGGCCTTGGGCCTTACATCCACACATTCACCACAGGCAACTGGACCCTGCCGAGCATGTCGATCGAGGTTGGCATGCCGGAGGTGCCGCGCTTTGCGATGTATACCGGCTGCATGGTCGACCAACTCAGCTGGCAGATGCAGCGCTCCGGGCTGCTGACCGCCAAGGCGGCGCTGATCGCGCAAGGCGAGGTTCCGGCAACCGCCAGTGTGGCGGGCACGCTGGCGGCGCTGGGTCTGGTCCGGTTCGGCCATTTCAACGGCGCCGTCAAACGCAACGGTGTGGCACTTGGCAATCTGGTCTCGGCCGATATCACCTACGCCAACAATCTCGACCGGATCGAGACCATCCGTTCGGATGGCATGATCGACGGGGCCGATCCGTCGCTGGCGGCGCTCACCGGCAAGATCGAGGTCCGGTTTGCCGATACCGCGCTGGTGACGCAGGCGATCAATGGCGTGCCAGCAGCGCTGGAGTTCAGCCACACCCTCGCCAGCGGCGAAAGCCTGACGGTGAGCGTGCCGATGGTCTATCTGCCGCTGCCTCGGATCGAGATATCCGGGCCGCAAGGCGTGCAGGCGACTTTCGACTGGCAGGCCGCACAGGACACGGGTGGCGGGCCGATGGCGACGATCGTGCTGGTCAATGATGTGGTGGGCTACTGATGCTGCGCCTTAACATCACCGCCACCCCGGAGTGGCTGACGCTGGCGCCTGGACTGCGATTGCACATGGCACCTTTGAGCACCGCCATCATGCTGGCGGCACGCGCCGAGCTTGCGGCGACGGACATACCTGCCGACGCCAGCAATGATGAAATCTCGCGGATTGGGGCGAAGGCCATCGCCCGGCGCACTGTGCTCGCCTGGGAAGGTGTCGGCGATGACGCTGGCAACCCGGTGCCGGTCAGCCCCGAAGGCATCAACGCCCTGCTGGAAATCTGGCCGGTCTTCGAGGCGTTCCAGGTGCAATATGTTGGCAATGGCATGCTGCTGGAGCAGGAAAAAAACGTCTTTGCGCCCTCGCCGACTGGCACTTCGGCGGTGGCGCAGACTACTGCGCGGCCTGCGCGCCCATCGAGGGCGCAGAGGCGGCGCGCAAAGGCACGTGCAAAGGCTGCCCTGCGCGGGTGAACCGGCCGCTGACGCTGGAAGGCATGCAGGTCTGGGAGCTGGTCGGCAAACTCGGCGGCCAGTTGCGGGCAATTCCGGGGGTCATTCTGGGCTGGGACATGACTGCGGCACTGGCGCTGGCGCGCGCGCTGGGTGTCAACACCTTCATCGCGGCGGACCTGCTGCCCGAAATCGAGGCGGTGATGGTGCGCAAGTTCAATGAGCAGATCAGGGACGCAAATGGCTGACGAAGAGAAGGACACGCTGGGGCTGGGGCTGGGGCTCGGGATTGTTGATTTGCACCGACCGGAGCCAGAACCGAGTTGGCCCTGTTCGATCAGGACGGATATCTGCTGCCGGACCAGGTGATGAACAAAATTGTCGTGCAAGACGGTCCCGATGGCCATCTGACCGTCACGCAGACTTTCCGCGTCCGGCGAATTATCAATGCGAAGGTCAAGAATTCAGATGGCTGAGAAGCGCGTCAGCGTTCGACTTGCCGGGCGGCGGCATGAAGAAGTTCCAGCCACCCTGAAAAGATGGGAATTCGTGCTCTCGCATGAGCATGCGGCGCGCTTCGGTGGCGGTGGCAAGAGATGCAAGAGTGGCAACATCAACATCAACGTCACCATCATTGAGCCGGGCGCCGAGAGTTTTCGTAAGGCGCGCAGCCAGGTGGCGTCGGCACTGGCGATGATGCGCAAACCCAATGAGCAGATTGGAGAGAACAATGGCTAAGAAAAACGTCTCTGTTCGCCTTTCTGCGGAGGGCGGCAAACAGGTCCGTGCCGAGATGACAGGCATCGGCGACGCCGGGGCCAAGGGCTTCAAGAAAATATCCAAAGAAGCTGAGGCGGCCAATGCCAAACTGGCGGCCTTCGCGCGGGCGGCGAAGATCGCAGTGGCGGCGGCGGCTGGTGCTGCGCTGGCCGCAGGCGTGGCAATGGTCCGCTCAGGCCTGCAAACCATCGACGCGCAGGCCAAGCTGGCGGCGTCGCTGGGCACCACCACCCGCAGCATTCAGGTGCTGACCTTCGCTGGTGATCTGGCCGGGGTCTCGATGGGCGAGATCGAGCAGGCCAGCAAGAAGCTGACCACGCGCCTCTCTGAAGCCGCAGGCGGCACCGGCACGGCGGTGGATGCGTTGCAGCGGCTGCACCTGACGGCCGAGGGCTTGCAAAAGCTGCCGCTCGATGAGCGCATCGCGGCCATTCAGGATGCATTGGCGAGGCTCATACCCCCTGCCGAGCGGGCGGCGGTGGCCTCGGCGCTGTTCGGCGACAAGGCGGCCCTCGCGTTCAGCCGGATCGACAGCGCCACGCTGCGCCAGGCGTCAAAAGACATCGCCGATTTCGGGGTGGCGGTCAGCGATCAGGATGCCGATCAGATCAGAACCACGGGCGATGCCCTCGACCGGCTGGGTCTGGTCTGGCTCGGGCTGACCAACCAGTTGACGGTCGCCGCCGCTCCGTCGCTGGAAGCCGTCGCCAATGCCATGGCCTCGGCCACGCGGGTGGGTGGGACGTTTCAGAAAAGCATCGCGTTCCTGGGGCGCAACCTCGGCGAGATGGCGAGCATCGCCGGGGCGTTCGCCACGTTCTTCGCGGGCCGGTTTGTCTGGGCGATGGGTGCTGCGGCACTCGGGTTGCGGGGTGTCACGACGGGGATGGTTGCCCTCAAGGGTGCGCTGATCCGAACCGGGGTCGGGGCGCTGATCGTCGGCGTGGGCGAGCTGGCGTATCGGATGAACCTCTTCGGCGATGCCGCGGTTGAGTCGAGCGCGGCGCAGACCCGGATGAATGAAGCCCTCGGGCTTTATGCTCAGGTCGGCGGACCCGACGCCCGCGCGGAAGCCATCGCCTCGGCTAAAGCCTATCTGGACGAGGCGGCGGCCAAGCTGGCGGACGCCGATGCGACGCTGGCGCAGATGCGTGCCAAACAGATCGCCGGGAAAGCCCTGCTCGATCAGAACCCTTTGACGCGCGGAGATACATCGCAGGGCAGCATGGGCGAGGCGATGGCAGCAAATGTCAAGCTCGCCGAAGATGCTCTGGTCAAGGCGCAAGGCGAAGTTGACGTGTTGCGCGCGAAAATCAAGGAGATCGAAGATTCAGACCCTGCGGCACCGCTGCACGCCGCCACCGACGCGGCAAATGGTCTGGCCGGGGCGCTCGGCGGGGCGGCGGGGCAAGCCTCGGTGCTGTCGCAATATCTTGCCGGTCTGCCGGGCGCACTGGCGGGGGCGAAAGTCAATATCGCCAAATTGCAGGCCGGGATTGCCGTGATGGCTCAAGGTGGCAGTGTCGCCACTGCGTCCATACACGAATACCGCGCCGGTCTGATTGCCGCGCTTGGACCCTTGGACAAGCTGCACGACTCGCAATCCAGCTTCCTTCTGCGGGGCGTTGAGCAGCAGGTTCTGGTGTTTGAGCAGGAGCAAAAACTGCAGGCAGTCCGCGATGCACAGGTGGCCGCGCTTGCCAAAGTGGAAGCGGCATCGCGCGACGTAGCGGCCGCCGGGAGCGCTGCGGGCGATGCGCAAACGAATGCCGCAGAGCTTGCGAAAGCTGCCTGGCAAAAGACCGCAGATGCGATCAAGGCCGCGCAGGAAAAGTCGATCGAGATGGCAAGGGAAGTCGCGCAAGACATTACCGGACCGATCAAGGACGCGTTGAAGTCGGGTGAGTTCAGCTGGCGGACCTTCGCCACTGCGGTGTCGCAGATCGCGATGAACCTCGCCAGTCGGTTGATCGACCTGGCGTTCAAGCCGATCGAGGACGCGCTGATCAAGGCATTCATGGGCGGTGGTTCCGGGGGCGGGAGCAGTTTGGTGGCATCGCTCTTTGGCTTCGCGCGCGGCGGCGTGTTCAGTGGCGGCCAGCAAGTCACCGCCTTTGCGCGCGGCGGCGTGGTTGATCGTCCGACGCTGTTTCCCTTTGCGAGAGGCGCAGGCATTATGGGTGAGGCCGGTCCCGAGGCAATCTTGCCGCTCAGCCGTGGGCGCGGCGGGCGGCTGGGGGTGGCGATGACTGCGCTCGCCCCGGTCGCACCGGTCGCACCGGTCGCACCGGTCGCCCCGGCACCGAGCCCCGCGCCCGAGATGTCGACCCGCATCATCAACGTGCTGGATCCTGCCATTGTCGGCGATTACCTCGCAACGCCCGCAGGCGAGCGCGCCATCGTCAATGTGATCCGCCGCAACCGGAGTGTGCTTGGTGCCTGAGATCGTCATCCCGCCGCCGCTCTGGCCGTTTGCCGCGGCGCAAAGCGTGACCGAAGTGCTGGAATGGCGCACCGATGTGCTGCTCTCCCGCGCGGGCGAGCAGCGCATAGGACTCAGAACCGTGCCGCGGGAGATCATCACCTACCAGCATCGGCTGGATGCGCTGGGCATGGCGCAGGCGGCGGAACTCGCGCGCGCCGGTGTTGTTGGCGAATGGCTGCTGCCGCTCTGGCATATGGCGGGCTGGCCAACGGCAAGGGTTGTGGAGGGGGCCAGTGAGATCGCCGTCGATACCACCGTGGCCGATTATCGCGCCCTCGGCTTTGCGGCGCTGGCGGTGGACGGGGCAGCAGCAAGCTTGATCGAGATTGCGGCTGTGGAACCGGCCCGGCTGATGCTGGTCGCCCCGCTGGGCCCGGTGTCGGCGCAACCGATCATCGCGCCGGTGCGCCGCGCCATCATGACCGCGCCGCTGAGCGTTTCGCGACGCCGCCAGAGCGACGGTATCCTCAGCGCCACATTCACTCTGCTGGACGGCGCTGATCTCGTGGCCAGCGTCGGCCCGCAATATCTCGGCCATGATGTCCTGCTCGATCCGAGCCTCATGCGCCAGCCGCTGCAAAGCACGCTGCTCCGCGCGGTGGAATACGTCGACAACGGCTTTGGGCCGATTGCGGTGGAACCTGTGCGCGATGTTTTTCAGCGCGGCGAGACCATCAGCCTGCATGATTACGGCCCTGCGGCGCGCTGGGCGCGGCGGCGCTGGCTCTGGTCGCGGCGCGGGCGCCAGCGCAGCTTCTGGCTGCCGACTTGGGGGTGGGAGTTCAAGATGCGCGCGGCGATGACTTCGGCCGGCACATTGCTGCGCGTCGCCCCTATTGCCGATCTGACAGGCTATGTCGGGCGCCACATCATGCTGGACCTGCCGTCCGGGCCGCTGTGGCGCGAGATCACCGGCGCGGTGGCCGATGGCGCGGACCACCGGCTTTCCATCGCGGCACCAGGTGTGCCGGTGCCCATCAGCACGCCTGTCCATTGGCTGGGCCACGTGCGCCTTGATGCGGACCGCGTCGAGATCGGGCACAACGCTACGGCAAGTGCCACCAGCTTTACCGTCGTCGAGGTGGCCCCGTGAGTTATGACAGCATCGAGGCAACCAGCGCCGAGGGGCGGCCCTATTTCCTTTATCAGTTTGCGCAAGACGCACAGGTCTGGCGCTTCACCAGCCGGGCCAGTGACTGGATCGACCCTTTGGACGTTCTTTGGCAAGCCGCCGCGATTTCCCATGGCAATGTGGTGCAGACCAGCGAGATCGAGCGCGGCGCGCTCGAGGTGACCTTCCCGCTCTCGCACCCTTTCGCGCGCCGCTATATTGGCGGGACCGGAAACAGCCCGACGACGCTCACCGTGTTTCGCGGCCATGAACAGCTGCCGCTTGAGACCGTCGCCCATTGGAAGGGCCGGGTCTCGGGCGCGGCCACCGAGGGCCAGCGCATCATTCTGAGTTGCGAATCGCTCTTCACCAGCCTGCGCCGCGCCGGGGTGCGGGCCAAATATCAGCGGCTGTGCCGCCATGCCCTCTTTGGGCGCGGCTGCAACCTCGACATGGCCCTGCATCTTGTCGCGGCTGAGGCGCAGATCGTGTCCGGCACCACCATCACCGTGCCGCAGGCCGCCCTGCAACCGGATGGCTGGTATCGCGGCGGCGTGCTGGTGTTTGGTGCAACCATGGGCTTCATCCTTGATCACGCAAACGACGCGCTGCTCTTGTCGGCCCCGATGCCCGAGCTTGCGGCGGCGGAGGCCATGCCGGAGCTCGACCCTATCACCAGCGAGCCGCTGCCGGTGATGATCGCTATCGCGCCGGGCTGCGATCTGCGCGCGGTCACCTGCGAGACGAAGTTCAGCAATCTCGACAACTTCGGCGGCTTTCCCGAAATTCCCGGCCGCAATCCCTTCGGCGGCGGCTCCATCATCTGAGCGAGTCTCTCGCAGAGAAAGTTGTCCGACTTTCCCGGTTCGCGAGCGTGACCACTGAAAGACTTCACATGGCATTCACGTTCATCGCACGGCTTCTGATCGGCCTGCTGCTCTCGGCGCTGTCTTACGCGCTCACACCGCGCCCGAAGGTGGAAAAGCCCCAGGCGGCTAGCTTGGATGATTTCAGCCTGCCGACCGCCGAGGAAGGCCGCCCGATCCCGGTGGTGTTTGGCACCGTACTGATCACCGGACCCAACGTGGTCTGGGCCGGGGATCTGAAGGCTGATCCGATCATGAAGAAAGGTGGCAAGAAATGACGCGCGTGCTGGTGCAGGATTTGCGTGTTGCCCGGCTTTGCATGACCGGCGCGCGGCTATGGTTTCGCCGCCAGGGCTTCAACTGGCAGGACTTTCTCGACAACGGCATCGAGGCCGACAAGCTGCTGGCGGCCGGTGAGGCACTGGCCGAACCAGTGATTGCCATCGCCAAGGCGCGCGCCAAGCAGGCACAAGATGGGCGGTAGCAAGAAACAAACGGTCGGCTATCGCTACCTGCTCGGCGTCCACATGGCGCTTTGCCACGGCCCGGTCGATGCCATCCGCGAAATCCGCGTGGATGATCGCGTGGCGTGGTCCGTGACCACCGGAGGTGCCTCTGGCGGCGGTGGGGCGGCAGTTGAACCCCTGCTCGGCGTGGTATCCGGCATGTTCGCCACACCCGGTGCCAGCGAAGCGACAATCTCGCTCACAGGGATTCTGATTGGCGCGCGGATCGGGCAAAGCTACCGGCTGGTGCTGGGCGGCGGCGGGGGTTCGCCTGTGGTGACCCTGCGTGGCGTGCTTTATGACAAGGACAGCGGGGTCACCACCTGGTCGGTTTTGCCCGAGTCCCTGAGTTTTGCAGCACAGAGCGCGCAGGTCTTCGAGGTGCAGGCCGGCGTCTCCAACGCCGGGGCTGGTGGTGGGCGCATCCGCATCGATGTGCCGGAGCTGTTCGGCGGCGAGAGCCGCGAGGGCGGCATCGTCGGGGATATCGACGTGCTGATGGGCGACCCCGGCCAGGGGCAAAATGACTATCTGGCAGCGCAGATGGGCGGCGCGGTGCCGGGCTACCGCGGTGTCCTGAGCTTGGTGCTGCGGCAGGTCTATCTTGGCAACAACCCCTATCTCAAACCATGGGCGGTGCGCCTCACCCGGGTGCTGATGGCCGAGAGCGGCACCGCGCAATGGTACCCGCAAACCGCGAAGATTGTGCCCGAAGCCGCCATTTCCGATGCCGCGATCTACATCGCCCTCGATGCCTCCGGCTCGATGCAGGGGGCGCGCACCGTGGCGGCAAAGGCCGCCATCGCCGCCCTGATTGTAGAGCTTGCCGCCAATGATGATCCCGATGCCCCCAACGATATCCAGATCCTGACATGGTCGGATGTCGTGGCAAACAGCATCCTGCAGCGCAATGCGACCGCTGCCGACTACGACGCGCTTGGCACATGGATCAACGCTCTGCCGGACTATCCCAATGGCGGCACCAATTTCGGCATGGCATTTGCCGAGGCCGCCGCGTTCTTTGCCGGATCCGCTGCCAAGCGGCGGATCATCATCTTCGTGACCGATGGCGAGCCTTATCCGCCAACCTCGGTGGACGTGGCGGAGCAGATCATCGCCACCCTGCCGCAGAGCGATATCTTCGGCTTCAATATCGCCCTGGCCGACACCAGCTTTACCGCCCGAATCGACAATACCCCGGTCGATGGCGTGCCGGTGATCCCGGCAGGCGATTCCACAGCCCTTGTGGCGTCCTTGCGCGGGGCCTTCGGGATCGGCCCGGACATGAACCCGGCCCATATCATCCGCGAATGTCTGAGCAACCGCGACTGGGGTCTGGGCTACAATGACGTCGATATCGGCGCGAGCTTCACCGGTGCCGCGGACACGCTTTTTGCCGAGGGTTTCGGTCTGTCGTTCCTGTGGCAGCGCGATGGCTCGATCGAGGATTTCATCGCGGGCGTGCTCGACCATATCGACGCCATTCTCTACATCGACCGCAAAACCGGTCTGTGGGAGATCAGGCTGATCCGGGACGATTATGTGCCTGCATCATTGCCTGTTTTTGACGAGAGCAATGTCGTCGATTGGGGCCGCCTCAGCCGCCGCGCGCAGGGTGATCTGGTCAACAGCGTCACCGTCAAGTTCACCAATTCCGCCAGCAATGACACCGGGGCTGTCAGCGTCACCGATACCGCGCGGGCGCAGCTCATGGGCGAGGTTCTCGCCGCCACGCTCGATTATCCCGGCATCGGGGTGGAAAGCCTGGCGGTGCGGGTGGCCGGGCGCGATCTGCGCGCGCTCTCTTCGCCGCTCATGACCGGCGAGATCGTGGTCAACCGGCAGGGCGCCAATCTCGGCCCCGGCGATCTGATCCGGATCAGCAGTCCCCGCCAGGGGCTTGACGATGTCGTCATGCGCATCACCGAGATCAGCCTCGGCGACGGGAGCGCCAATGGCGTGCGCCTGAAGCTTGCTGAGGATGTGTTCGCGCTGGGCGCAATGGCGCTGGCCGGGGGCAAGCCCCCACGGGTCGTAGCTATCACCAGCACGCCACAGCCGCTGAATCGTCGGATGGTTGCCGAAGCCCCATACTGGCTGGTGGTGCGCGAAGTGGGGCATGCGGCTGCCGACACCAGTCTCACCGATGATCCGGACGGCGGCGTGCTGGTCGCCGTCGGCGGGCGCCCCAGCCAGGATGCGCTGGCGGCCGAGCTCTGGATTGATCCCGGCACCGGCTATGTCTCGGACGGCACTGTCGCCTTTGTGCCCTCGGCGGAGCTGGCTGTCGATGTGCCGGACGATCCCGACACCCAGCTGCTGGCTGTCACCGGCTGGCAGGGCATCGGCGATATCGGCATCGGCACGCTGGCGATGATGGGCGGCGAGTTGATCCGCATCGATGGCATCACGGCGACCACAATCCAGGCCGGGCGCGGCTGCCTGGACACGGTTCCGCGCGCCCACCCCGCAGGCACGCCGATCCTCTTCTTCGATGCGCTGGCCAATCTCTCGCAGGCCACGTTTGCAGCGGGCGAGACCGTGCTTGCCCGGCTGCTGCCCCAGACCGCACAGGGCACGCTGGCGCTGGCGCTGGCCGCCGGGGACACCGTGGTGATGGACCGCCGCGCCATCCGGCCGCTGCCAGCGGGGCGCATGCAGGGCAATGCCAGCTATGCCCCCGCCGCCGATGCGCTGATAGTCGGGGATCTGGTGCTGAGCTGGGCACACCGCGACCGGCTCGCGCAGACAAGCGTGGTGATTGATGACTACACCGCGGGCAATATCGGGCCGGAACCGGGCGTCGGCTATATCATCGAAATTCGCTGGATCGACCCTGACACGGGACTGGCCGTGCTGCCCGCCGCCGCCCAGATCGATGTCGGCACCGTGATCGCCGCCACGCTCACCGCAGCTGAGGTGCCTGAGGTTGGGTCTCCGGGCCGCACCTTCGAGATTGATGTGCTGGTCCGCGCGCGCAGGCTGCAGGATGGCGTCTGGGTCTATGCCCGCGAAGACCGTGCCTTCCGCCTCATAGCACCCTTCGCCGCCGGATGGGGCAAGGGCTGGGGCGCTCTCTGGGGCAAAAACTAAGACTGCTGCCGGTCGCCCCGGTCGCACAGCCCCTTCTTCACAGCAAACAGACACGAGGACAATATGCCAGAACGGATCATGCCGGGGCTGGGGCTGCGCGCCTTCTATGACCCCGGCCAGCAAAATTGGGGTGCCAACGTCAGCGAAGACCTGCGCCTGCTCTCGGCCATGGTGCAGGCGCGGGCGATTTCTCGCGCCACCACGCTGCCTGTCACCGGCACTGCCGGCGATATCTATCTGGTGCCCGCAGGCGCGACCACCAACGCCAATGCTGTGGCAATATGGGACGGGGCGGTTGGTGCAGAGGCTTGGGTGTTCATCGCCCCGCAGACCGGCTGGCAAGTCTGGATCGCGGACGAGGCCCGGCATGTGCGCTTTGATGGCGCAGCTTGGGCCGATGTGCCGCGTCCGGGCGTGGTGCCGCTCCGCAGCCTTGCTGTCACGGCTTATGAGCTTGTGCTGGCCGATACCGGCACGATCATCGAGACCACCGGGGCCTCTGTCGTCACCATCACCATTCCGGCGCAGGCAACGGTGCCCTTCGAGATCGGCACCCTGATCAACATCACGCAAGTGGGGGCCGGGGTGGCGACGATCACCGCCGCTCCGGGTGTTGCGCTCAATGGCGTAGCGGGTGGCAGCACCACGCTTTCGGCGCAATGGGCCGGTGCTGCGCTTTACAAAAGCGGCCCGGACGCCTGGATTGTTCAGGGCGCCATTGGCGCGGTGGCGTGATGGGCCTGCTTCTTGCTCGTGCGGGGGTGCTGGCGCAGGGCGGCCTCGTCGCGCCGCCGCTTGATCCCGGGGTCGCCTGGCAGCTTGACAGCACACGCAAACCCGCAGGCTACACGCTCTCGGACGGCGATCAGACTGCCGTCAACACCTCGGGCGGGGCCAACTACATGCGCTGGGTGCCGACCGCCAAAGAGATCACCCGCTGGGCCGGAAAGCGCTATTGGGAGGTGCTCTGTGCCCCGGGTGGGGCGGCGCAGTTCGATGGCTATCTCGGCGTGGTCTCGGCTGAGCAGCGCGAAGAGTTCAATATCGGCAACAACCCGATCACGCGGGGCTCCATCGGCTATCGCGGCAATGGCACCCTCTGGTCTTCCAACACCACCACCGCCGCTCAGGTGCTGACGGGGCTTGCCCCATATGGCGCAGGCGATGTGGTGATGTTCGTCTTTGATCCGGACACAGCCCGCCTGTGGATCGGGAAGAACGGCATCTGGCGCGACGATCCGGTGAGCGGCGCAGCAACCTGGACCGCAGGCGGCAGTTCTGCCTTCTATCCTCAAGTCCATGGACGCAACCCCGGCGACGGCGGCACCCTGCGCTCCTTGGCATCGCAGTTCAACTACGCTGTTCCGACCGGCGCACAGGCGCTGGGGTTCGCGGAGCCGGACATGACGGTATTGGCGGCCGACGCCTGGATCGAGAGTGGCGGCGGCGCAGGTCTTGGGGTTGCGCAAGTCTCGGGCTTTATCGAACAGGGCGGCAGCGCAGGTCTTGGGGTTGCGCAAATCTCAAACTTTATCGAACAGGGCGGCAGCGCCAGGCTCACATCCGCAGCCGTCAGCCTCTATATCGAAGTGGAAACCACATGACATACATTCTGCACCTTGGTCATCAGGACACCGATCTTGCTGGCGTCGCAGGGCGTCACTTCACAACCGCAGGTTCCTTTGACGCCAGCATCGATGTGAACAGCCTCCGTTATTCCGGCACAAACGCGGTTGTCGCCCCGTTCTCTTTTCCAATTCAGGCACCCTTGGGTGATCTCTGGCTCGGGTTTCGCTACGTGCCACCCTCCGGCGATGTGGTGTCGCTGGTCGCTGGCGCAAAATTCCTTGAGTTTCGCGATGCCGCAAATGCTCTGGTGGCGCAGATCCTGCCCACCGTTGGCACGCCCAACTATAAAGCAGTCGCCAATGGCGACACCACGGTTACCGGCACGACGGCCTATGTTCTTTCACCCGGGCAGGCGCAATGGCTGGATGTGCGCGTGGCGGTTGGGGCCAACATCACCATTGATTTCTATCAGGACGGCGTGCTGATGAGCACGTCTACCGCAGCCAATACCGCAGCCAAGGGCAAGCCGGTGCTGGTCACTTTCGCCAATGCGGTGATGCACTCGGGATTTGGGTCACGAGACTGGTCCTACGCCCATATCTCTGCCCTCGACGGGGTCTCGACCATCGGGCGGCGGTTTGTCCGGCGCACCCCCAATCTGATCGGATTTTACAACCAGATGGCGGGCAGCATCGACGCGTTGAAAGACAACAATATCGCCACGCGGGTTGCCAGCGACACCGCAGGCCAGCGCATGTCGTTCTCGCTTGCCGGGCCAGCCGTGGCCGCGTCGGTCATTGCCGGGGTGCATGTCAAGCAGGTCGCCCAAGGCGGCACCACCGGCCCGGCATCGACCGCAGACTTCCTGCGCATTGGCGGCGTGAACTACGACGCCGCCGCAGCCCCGGTGTCCACGATCATGCCCGAGCCGGTCTATGCCAGCTGGGCGCTGAACCCCGCAGACAGCAGCGCCTGGACAGACCTGACGCTACCGACCGAGGTCGGGGTCCTCTCCGCAACATGACCGAGCGCCAGAGCATCCTCGCCGAGGTCGGTTCCGCATTCCAGGATCACGGCATCACCGCCGCCCTCACCGCGCTGATCGGCGGCACCATCGCCCTGCTGGCCGCCGTCACGCGCCGGGCCTTCACCAATGACGCGATGCTGGCCCGGCTGGACCGCGAGCTTGACCAGGAACGCGACCGCGTCGATCACCAGCGCGCCGAAGACCGCAAGGCCGACGCCGA